TATAACAACTAATAACCCCCCAGCATCAGCACCTCCAGCACCTCCACTATTTGATCCTGCTGTGCCACCAGAAGTGTAAGTAACTGAACTTGTAGAATCACTATTAAAGTTGCCACCAGTTCCACCAGAACCAGAACCACCTCCCCAAAGTGTGCCGTTCCCTCCAGCACCAGAAGTACCAAAACAAGCTCCTCCAGAACCACCACCACCACCATTCCAAGAGGTAGAAGACCCAGCAATACCACCACCATAACCTCCTGTATCTGCTCTTCCTGCCGCACCATTACTGGATGTTCGTGGTAAGTTAATATATTTAAAATTTGTTGTTCCTGAACCACTTGAAAGAACAGGAACTTTACCCCAAACTGCATCCATAGTTTCAGTATCAGTCCTATGGTTAGTCATGTCAATAGCCGCAAGTGTGTCTGTTCCACCAGTTTTAAAGACTCCATATTTCCATCCAGTAGAAGGTACTTCCCCATAGGCATCATCGGCAGTTGGGTCATCTTTTGGAGACTTATAGTGCATCTGAATATGAGCATTTGACCCTAAAACTAAATTTCCTTGAACGTAAATCCACAAACCCCGACACCTTTGATCAGTTCCTAAAGTACAATTATCATTAATTGTTAATGATTTATACTGCTTATACATCAAGTCTCCTGAACTTGAACTAACTTTATGTGTTACAGTAATACTTGTGTTAGATGATATTGTTGCCATTTTAGTTGTCTCCTCCAAATCCGAAAAAGTTTGCGAGTACAGTAAGAGTAACTGCTTGTGTTGCTGTTTGTCCTTCCGTTGCTTCAGTTGCTACAATATTAAACGAATACGTTGTATTTGCAGTTACTGCTGGCAAGGCTTGGCCTGATGCAGTTTTTAAATAATATCCATTGGCAGGAGTTGAATGTGCAACCATTTCAATTTTTCCATGCAAAGCTCCGCCAGATTCTACTGGTGTGCCAGACAAGGCTTGGGTAACTGTTGTTGTTGCTGAAGTTGCTAAAAACAACTCTGCTTGGTAACTGGATGTTCCTTCTGTTCCTGCACCATTCGTAATAGTAGTCCCTTGTGTGTATTCCATTGTCGTATCTCCGACATTTGAGGCCCAGGATGGACTGGAGGATATAGTTAAAGCATTTAACTTAGTAACCGAAAGCCCAGATGAAACAAATACCTCAACATCGTAGGTTGTATTATTTGTAACAGAAGGGACAACACACGTTATCAATGTGTCAGTGGCACTAACGGACGTACACGCGGTTGTGCCTATTCTAACCGAAACATTCGATGTCCCAAAGTTTGTCCCAACTATTTTAATTGTATCTCCCACTTGGGCATAAGAGCCATCAGTCGTATTATGTGCAACTGAAGTAATTGAAGGATTTAAATATGTCTTCAGCCAGGCCGAGCCAGTTGAGTATTCAAGTGCAGCCAGAGTGGTGTTATATCTCAGATAACCAGCAGAGTGACTGCTTGGTCTTTGCCCAGTTGTCCCACTTGGTATTAAAATGTGACTTTCTGCGATTGAAGGTGCTGTAATATCAAGATTATGGTTCAACATTGAACCCCATTTTTCTGAAGCACTCCCTAACACTGGTTTTAAAATTCCCTCGGAAGTTGCATTAAACCCTGAGTTGGAAAACTCTGACCCATGATCTCCTCCACCCGAAGAGTAGTAGTACAGAGTGTCAGTAGTTGACGTTGAGGTTACGATGGTAGTCTTAGCGCCAGCACTGCCGGGAGTCCCGGTCTTTGTGACCCCAGTGGTGTACTCACTCGATCCACTATTATTTGCAGTTGCAGAGAATTGTAAAATATGTCCAGAATTACTGGAATCGGCTTGGTCAAAAACGTAAGTGTCTCCATCCCTGAAGGTAAGTTTTGGTGCTACTGCGGAATCAATAGTAAACTTTTCTGATGCTACTTTTACTGTAAAATTAAATGTTGCCATAGTTAGAAACTCGGATGCTTGGCTAAAATGATGTAATTGATTACGAGGAAAGGTTGCATATTGTTATGTGACCCATCTCCAGTTCCCTGCTCATTGACTGTGACTCCAGTGGTATTACTATCAATCGATAATCCAGTTGCAGTTGTGTCTGTAGTAAAAGAATGCTGGTGTCCGTTGTTACTTGCTCCATCCTCTTTTAAAAGTTCTGCACCACTCTTTTCGTGAGTCGTATGGGGAGAATCTAATCGGTGAGGATCTAAGTAAACTGAACTTAAAAGATTTCCCCTACCAAAATTATTAACATCATGAGTAGTATCATCAGTCCACTTGTCTCCTGAATGAGAGTGATCATTCAAGACAATATCTGCTTTTGCTTTGTTAGTCGTTCCAGGGTGAGAATGCCCACCATCGGTTATTGCATGATTGTGTCCTGAGTCTCCAACTGGATGAGTGTGCTTGGGGATTTCTGCATCAAGTAAGGTGTGTGTTTCTGCTCCAGAACCTAATGCGATTGCCCTTGTTGACCTCCCAGTAATTGTGGCAGTGTTGTACCCTACTGGCACTCTTGCTCTCATGTCTGGGACATTAAATGTATTTGATCCATCTCCAACTCCATATGTTGTCCCCACTAAAGAATATAATGCAGAATATGTTGTTCTACTAACTGCTGTACCATCACAAACTAACCAGGTTCCTCCATTTGTTGTTGCAGCCGGAGCAGTGCTTTTCGTATACATATAGATAGTCCCAAGAGGAATTGCCAGGGCTATAAGCTCATCGAGTTTATCTAATGCTAAATTTTGGATTCCGCCCCATTGATTTCGCGCACCGCCCACTGTGGGCTTTTCTATCGTGAAATTCGTTGTATTTGCCATATTATTCTACTATTTGCGTTGTCCAGGTTGAATCATCAACCAGTTGGGAATCCCAGGCTATATGACCTGAAGCAAAAAATGCTGTTTGGTTTGATGAAGTTTCATAACCCGCCCAAATCATATTGGGATGCGATTTCAAATTTGTTACACTTTGCATAAAAGAGTTGCCTCCCATAAATACTCCTCCATTAGCCTTTACAGATGTTTCTGAATTGATAAATGAATGAGTGGCAGTCCATTCAGCAATGCCAAAGGTTTTAACAGTAGAGGTAGCATCCATTTCGGTATGCCCCTTCATTACTCCCTTGCCGTAAGTCCCCTGACTAAAATTTGCTGATCCAAACCCTTCCATATTAAGATAATTCTATTTTCACAGTTGAGGCATTGAATTTAAAAATATCTCCATCATTGACTATTTTTGTGGTACTGGTCGAAAAATCTGATTGCTGTAGATTTTGGAATGCGACTAAATTTCCAGATGTAAGTGCATCATAAACACCTACCCATCCGATTGTCCCCCAATCTGTGGTTGCGGTGGGAAACGTAATAGCTGATGTATTTACAGCCAATGCAGTCCCTCCGCCAGTTATTGTGAATGCAATCACTTGTCTTGCGTATGCACCGCCTGAAACTTCAGTTCCTGCCGCTGAATCAGAAGGTGCGGCAGTTAATAAACCTACATACCAGTTTGTGGGTTTTGTATAACTTGTTGATCCGAAAAGGTGGTTCATCACCTTATCTTCTAAATAATTTGTGAATCCAGACACGTTACTCCTTTATCCTTTAATAAGATTGAAATTGAATTGTTGGCGTTGTCCCTCCAAATTTTGCCTTTTCATCTGAGGTCGTAATCTGCTCGATGACTTGCTGATACTTCCCGGCCCATACGCCTATTCTTTCATCCGAGTGTAAATAGGGAGCACTGTGAGCCAGTGAACCATAAAGATACGCATCAGGATGGTCAGTCAAAAGCCAGTTGGTTGTGTATGTAGCAAGCGGTTTGAGAGCCTGGTAATACACAATCTCAAGTTCATATTCTGAATCCGGCACTGGAGAGAATTCCAGGTTATTTTGCATTATTGAATAATACAAAGGTTTCCCTGAAGAATCAGAAGCACGATGCTGATCAAGGGTGAAAAGATTCTTGTACTGAAGCGGAGTCACCGGATCAGTCACGAGCTCTATATTTCTCATCCCCAGGTAATCATCCGGCAGCTTTATATATTGTGTACTGAGAGGAGCTCGAGTTCTCATACTCATTTCCCTGGTCCGCAATGTTCGATTAAATTCTGCTTCTGCCATTGTTATAAAGTCAGGGATAACTGAAGTCAGATCAGAGCGATTTAAGAAATCGGCTATACTTGACTTGAGCTCTTCAAAATTACTTAGTGCCACATTTCTCCATGCATTAGTGATTTAACTTCCTGGGACAATACATGATCTACAACCACTGGTATTTTTTTCTCTTTCACTTGTTTGAAAAATTCGATATGGTCTTCAGTGAATCCGGGAGTATCCCCAATTTGTTTATGTGCGAAAAATGGAATGTCCAGGACATCGAAAACTGGCATATTAAAAAGTATCATGCCTGGTGCAATTCCATTTACTTCTTCTGTTTCCGGAGATACCGGGTCTGGCTTCAATGAACCTGACTCTCGATATGCAGCGTATTCCTGTTTAACTATATCTTTCAAATAATTAACTCCCACTATTGCCCTTGCTCTTGCCAGGAGCTGGTGGATTGAATCCGGTGGAAAAACTAATTCCGGCTGCAACATTAATAAATGTGTTGCCTCCCATCCAATCGCCTGACCAATTAAATGATGCCTTATCTCAGGCATTACTCTTCCGCAGAACGAAAAGACCTTTATCTCTTTCTCTCCATCAAAATCAGAAGCCTGAAAATGACTAATCATGTTTGCCAGGGCTTCTCCAAACTTAGCTGGCCATACGCCAGAGCAGCTTGGGATAACTACTGCAACTTTTAAAGTCTTCCTGGCCAGCTCCGGAACAGTTTGTTGGCACTGTCGTTTGCCCACTTCTTCCAGTCTTTTTTGTCCCATCTCTCCCTCATTGATTTGTCAAGAATAAACTTGGGGATAACTGCCGCGTGTCTCCACTCTTTCGAGGGTTGGAGCTCGGACATATCCTTGGCAAGCTTAATCAGAGGCTCGCAGTCTTCGTTTGCCTCAACAGTAAATTTATTTTCGTGTTGGTCCCAGTGAAAGTGTTCTGTTCTATTCTGGGACCAATCTAAGAGTTTTTTAAAACTCATCAGCTAGTTGCCAAATCTGCAACGACTCCCGAAGAAGCCTCATTTTTGGCGATCAAAGTGAACTCCACGAGGATGACCTTCTTTATGGCATCGCCTGTGGCCGCCACGTCTTTCTGCTGAAAGTCACGGAAGTATGCAACGGACCAATAATCCGGATCAAGAACAAATGCAGTCCTGTCACGCGAGAACCTGGAGGGAATAATTTTGAAATCTCCAAAGTCCGAAGAATACATATCAGCCGCTGCCTGAATCTTGGCTGCGCCAATCATCTGCCTAGCTGAGGACCTCCCGGTAAAGCCGCTGATCACTCCTTTATTGTGAGGACCGACCATACAGATATTTGCATCCGAGCCACTTGAGTATCCAGCTTGAATAACTGTTTTCAAAAGTGTTTCGGTTAATGCGCGTTGCGTCCCGTCAGTTGGGGCTGCACCGCCTCCGGCTCCAGCTCCTGAAGACCCACGGGATACGTTGGTTTTAATCCAAGTTTCAAGTCCACCAAGTTTCCTGGCGGCAGATGTTGAACCAGCAGTCTTGGCTACTTTATTAGTCAGGACTGTTTCCATATCGCGCTTTAATTCCTTGCTGCGCTTTGCGAGACCATAGGCAAGCTCCGAAGAAACTCCCGCATGATTTGCGGCTTGTTGTGAACCAGAAACGATGATGGTCTTACGAGATATTTGTGTATAGTTCGACAACCTTACAGTTGGAACTACAGCGTCAAAGGTGTATTCATCACCTTCGACTTGTGCGTTTGTTGCCACAGCGGCTGCTACATTATCTTCATCCAGGGTCGTTATTCCTGAACCGCTTTTAAGCTGCTAATTATTCCTAATTAGATGAGACCATTTCATAACCCCTTCCGGGGTTTCCTGCGCTTCCACTCACTTGAGTGTACTCTCTTCCGAGATGGTCGTTGAACCTTCCCTCCTTGAGGGCTTGGCTGCTGATTGTCCGTTCTGGAGTTCCCAGCAATTCACAGGATTTGCAATGCTCATTACTGAGCAAGGGCGCTAGTTTGTTAACGCATCAGTTTGCCACTCTGTGAGTGTATTTTTTGCTTTTGAACGTCCGGCCATTGACATAAAAGGCACATCGGACGGGCTAATATTATCAGTTTTGTTATCACAGCTTTTTTAATTACTGTTTCTCATAATTTCTTATGAGCTCAGACTATATCATCACCATCATGGTGCCGGGAGCTCTTGGAGGGGTTATCGTTTGTGCTACTCACCCTCTAGTCGTTGAACCTTACTGCTACTTTTGCACTTCACAGTCTTGGCTGCTGATTGTCTCCAGCATTACCTGGTAAGATGTTCCAGCAATTCACCCGGTTACGATCCAAATATTCAGATCGTATTAGCTAAGTCTTCACGATTGCCTATTGCCTGATAGGTCTGAAACGTATTCGTTACGATTGCGATATTTCCTCCTTATTTATTTAGAACGAATCATATTATAAAAAACATTGGCAGCATCATCGATGCTACCGGATTTTTTCAATCTTTTAGACGCCTTTGTATTGCCAATTTCCCTGGGATCGCCAGACTTAGAGCCGCCTTTCATTCCTGTTCGAGCTACGGGCTTTAAACCCTTTCTACGCACTTGTGTCTGATCATATAGAGCAGCTTTCCTCATAGTAGCAACGGCCCTTGCGTCATAAGCTTGGTCCATCTCGCTTTGCGAAAATCCGGTTTTAATGCCGTACTCCATTATGAGCTTCTTTTCCGCATCGGCTACTTTTTTGTCTTTCCACTCCGGGATTAATTCTTTAAGTGTCTCCCGTTGACCAGAAACATATTTTTCGAGATTTGCTTTATTTTCGGCGGCTTCTTGAGCTTGCAGAGTTTCAATCTGCTGATTTCTCATTTGAGCCTCCATTTGCTCCTCTCGAAGTGCGTCCCGCTGTAACATGAATTCCATCGGATCGCTGTCTTTAAGATTTCGCCAGTATTCAGCATCTTTCGCTGGCGTTTGAGTCTGAGCAGCTTTAGCGTCTTCCAGAATTTTCAGAGCCTGAGCTCTAACTTCCCTGGTATCTGCTATTTCTTGTTCAAACCCTTTGCGCTCTTCTGCTAAGGCTTGCGATTTCTTAGTAAAAGATGAATGCCTTGAATAGCCGGAGATAAGTTCATCCAGGCTGACCTCATGGTCTTCGCCATCAGAACGCAC